ATGGACTGGTTGAAGAACGAATTGCTAATGACATAGCGCTGGTGAGATATCGTTCTAATGCTGAGACTTTTTTAGACGGAGTAGTAACAATGGTATACTTCTTCTCTATTGGCTGATTTAGGAAATATAAAACCGTATGTGATACTAAGTCAGTACCCCATTTTTCATAATTATAAGTACAAATCTTTTCAGCGTTGACAAATAATTGATCAGTAATAGCTTCTAATGCGCTATTTACTGTTGCTTCCATTTCAGTCTTAGATAGTGTGATGCCCATTGTCCATTTTTATACGTCGTCAATATACGCTTCCCCCGTTACGTTGCCTAGTAGCCTTTGTTTCTCTCTCGTTTCTTATTGCCTTTTCTTATCCCTTTTCTTTCTCCCTATTATAAATATTAAGTTATTTTTCAAAACGCAGAGAGAGTTGTGAGAGAGTTATGAACAATGTTATGAACCAAAGATATATTTATACATTCTGTGTATAGGATACCATTTGTCACCACCATAAACATGTTTTACTACGATTTTAGTTTCTCCAGTAAATTGACATTTTCTATTCTGGTATTGTATAAATTTTCCTCGTCTTTTAAAGTATGCTCTGGTTTTGTCTCCCTTACGCATATAAACGGTTTTATACTTATTTGGCATCAGTGGCTGACTATTTATTGGTATTCCATCATTTACCGATTTAGACGCCTTAAAACACGCTTGTTTATTCAATTTATTCATTTCTATCTGAAGTTTTAAGCGTTTAGCATTTTCTTCATTTTTAATGATTTTTATTGAACATTCAAAGCATCGCTTCTTAATTTTTAAGCCTTCGAATTCCTTCTTATCAAATTCCAGCCTTTCCTTAAACGTATTACATTTACAACATTTAAATTTCATAACTAATTTTATTTATATATGTCCCTAACATAATAAAGGAAAACCCGATTGCCACATAATTTTAAAAAGTAATTTGGGAAGTTGTGAACAACGTGAAAAAAAGGTGAGGATGCCTCTGTGGGAGCATCCTCTAGACCAAGTTCATAGCTACGTCTTTTTACCTTATTAGTTTATCTTACGGATAGTACCACCGAAGTTCTGTAATGTAGTTCCAGCATTATCAATACATGCTCCATAAAATACTACTACATCATTTGCCCAGTTTAATTGTGCTGGTGAATATTCTGTCATTGGGTCTCCTCCTACAACACCGTTTTGATAAGTTTCAGTTGAGTTACCTTCATCCCATAATGATGAACTACCAGCTGTATCAATATAAATTGTCTTTTGGTAATAAATTTTACCATCACTACTTTCTTGGTTTTGAGATAATCCTCTAAAATTAGCTGGTCTAGCTACACCTGCTGATAAACTACCTGTATTAACAGCTGCTATTAAAGTATAAGTTGTTCCTGATGAACCAGCTTTCTGATCCATTGATCTTACTTCTAATATATCTCCAGGACCAAATGTTCCACCTGGTATAACATCAGTAACTGCAAATACATAATCACATCCAGGAGCTGTTGCTTGTGTATATGTTGTACCTGTCCAACTAAATGCTTTAATTGTATTTTCCCATTTAGCTTTACCTGAAGCATCTACTCCAATACTTTGTCCTACTGATCCTGTTACACCTGCTAATTCAATTGAACCAGACATTGTTAATTTATTACCTGATTGTATTACTACATCAGTAGATAAATTTAAATCTGCACCTGATCCTGATGACCATAATTTTATAGTATCTGTTCTACCTACTGAATTAGCACCCATTGCTAATAAATGAACTGTATTACCTAATCCTGTGAATGCTGAGCTAGCAAATTGAATATTCGACGTGCCTGGGTCATCAATAGTAAAACCGTTATATTGATTACCTAACATCGCACCAGAAGTATCAGTATGAATAATCATATTACCATATTGAACTGGTGTTGTTGCATTACCTAATCTTACTGCATCTGAACTAAATGCTGCTGCATTTTGTCCTGCTAGTATACTAGTACTTCCTACAATTGAACCTGTAACATTTACAGATCCAGCTTCTACTATTACATCTCCAGGTCTAGTACCTTTTCCTACATTTAATGCTGGAACGAATACTGTATCAGCTTTATCTGCGCCAATATTTTTACCACCTATTACTACTGATCCTGTAATATTACTATTTACTTGGTTAAATTGTCCTCCAATTACTCCTGAATGTTCAGTACCGCTAGCAACAGTATTTTGATTACCACCCATAATAAATGTTCTTGTACCTTGTACAGTGTTTTGATATCCACCTGCTATTATTGATGTATCTACATTTGTTAGTGATGATCCTGCTGCACCTATAATTGCTGAATATCCACCTGAGTTAATTGCATTACTTTCACCAGCTATAATAGCATTATCTTCTCCGGTCGAGTTAATAGCGTTACCATCACCATGAACTAATGCTCCTTGTGCTGATGCATTTATTGTATTTCTACTAGGTATATTACCTAAACTTACTGAACCAGTTACTATTAATGATCCTGTTATTTGTGCACTTCCTGTAAATGGGAAAGGATCTGAAGCTCCAACACCCCATTCAATTCCACCATTAGCATTAGATGTTAATACTTGTGCTGATGAACCAGTGCTTGAAGTAGAATCATATAGATTTATTTGTTTTGAACCAGATAACCTTTGAATAATAGGAACGAATGATGAACCAGAATACATCTGTAATGCCATCTTATCGTTATCCATTCTTAATCCTATACCTACATCTATTGTAGGGTCGGCAAATGTAATACTACCAGTTGACCTAAGATTTTCATTTTGAAATTTAGCCCATAAAGACCCATTATTAATAAATTGGTAAGCATCACCTAAGCTATTGTCTTTAGTTAAACCAAATTGATTCTCAACATTAATATTTAAATCTTGGGTAGCTTCAATTGTTAAATTTTTATTAGTATCACTTTCTATAATACCAACGCTTGAACCACTAAACTTTAATGTTGGTCCAATACTAAAACTATTATTTGCATCATCTTGAATAATTAATGTTGGTGCTGTGCCTAATTCATTTAAACTTATATTTGTTGAACCTGTTACTGCTAATGAACCTGTTATTTGTGCTGAACCTGTATATGGGAAAGGATCTCCTGCTGCTACACCCCATTCTATTCCTCCGTTTGCATTTGATTTTAATACTTGATCTGCTGAACCTGTACTTCTACTTGAGTCATATAAATTAACTTGTTGTGAACCACTAGCTCTTCTAATTATTGGATGGAATGCTGATCCAGAATACATTTGTAATGCCATCTGATTATCATCCATTCTTAATCCAATACCTGCATCTGTAGTTGTATTTGCAAATCTTACACTACCTGTTTCAGTTAAGTTTTCGTGTTGATAAAATGCTGTTCTTGAACCAGGATCTGTAATTTTAAAATCACCTGATTGGAAACTATTTTTTGTAAATAGGTATTGATTACCAGCGTTGAATATTGTATCACCAGATCCTTCTACATCAATTTGGAAATTTCTTTCTGTTTCAATTTTACCAACTCTGGAGCCAGTAAATCTTAATGTTGGTCCTACACTAAAACTAGTATTAGCATCATCTTTAATTATAATCTTTGGACTATTACCTGATGAATTTAAACTTACAGTTGATATTCCTTCTACTGATGATGATCCTGTTATTTCAACTGAACCAGTAATTATTGTTTTACCTGCACCATTATTTTTAATTTTAAATGCTGCAACATCAAAATCAGTATCTTTATCTTGTGCTGTTACTTTAAATTCATTTTTATGTTCTGTTAAACTTCCTGTTGTATTTAGACTTGCTGTTAAATTTATTGCAATAGAAGCTGAATTACCATTTTGTAATACTTCTTGTAAATTAACGTCTGAATGTGAAGATGATATAGCTCGTTGAGCAAATGAAGCACTTACAGCATATGACGAGCTTAACGCAGTATTAGCGTGAGATGCACTCACAGCATATGAAGCGCTAACTACTGATTGTGCTTGTGAAGCAGAAATAGCGTATGATGCTGATATAGGAATAAATTCCGTACCCGTAGCTGTTGCTAGTACATTAAATGCTCCACTTGCGGAACGCTGTACTAAATTTTGAAATGATTGACTTATATAAAGTCCTGATAAATCTTGTGCCATAATTATATATCGTATTTAGTTGGTCCTGGAGGTGGGTACGCAGGATAAGCTGAATTTACAATTGGTAATCCTGCTTGTCTTGCTAAGTTCATATATACTGCTCTAGTATTCCTCTGCATTACAATAGGTGATCTGTACTGACTACCATAGTCAGGTACAAATTGGTATAGTAATGTATTTTGACCTAATTCAGGAAACAATGCTAGATTTTCAGTTAAGTATCTAGACAGTTGATCTGCGTAAAATTGTTGTTTGTTAAAAATGCTTTGACGTTTAGCATCATACATACTTCTATCTACATTAACGCTATTTTCACCCCCTGTAGGAGTTAATAATCCGTTATTTCTAGTTCTTACCATTACAGCCTCTGTAATATTATACAATGCAGCATAAACTAATGCCGGCTGAATGTAATCGTCAATTAATGTTGTATACGACCCTGATACACTATTGTTATCAATTTTAGTAATTAAAGTATTATATAGTTTAGTTCCTATAATAGGTTGTATAGCTATATCTTGTGCTTCTCTAATTCCGTTTACCATTAAAGCATCATCTACAGATTCATTTAAATCTGAAAATGCTCTAACTTTTGCTTCGCTAATTAATAATGTAGTTGTCATATATCTATTCTGTTAATGGTGCGTCATCATTTATTTGATCATCTAATTCTTTTTCATCCTCTACATCTGCATCTTGAGATACTACTACCTCTGCTTCATCTTCATCTTCGTATTCAAATAATGGGTTTTTCTGTATTACACCTAATGTTAATTCTCCGTAATTGAATTCTAATAATCCTTCAAATACTCCTAATATACTTTGTTGGAATGGTAATACAACTGTATTTAAAAACAATCTATATGATGTTTCTATTTCTTCAGCATTATTACCTAATCCTGTATTTGATTTAATACCTAAAAGCATTGGACTTGTTATACGATGACTCGTTAAAATTTTCTGTGAAACAACGTCATTTAACGTGGTATAATAATCATCCGCCCCATTCTGTGGAATTGGAGTTATATCTGGTTTAAGCGACGGATCTGCAACATCCATGTATAACATATTTCCTGCATTACTAGTACCTTCATACTGTAATCTTAACATGTTTTCTATAGCCATTCGTTCCTCATCATTTGCATTTGTATAAGTTGTAATTGCTAATGATGGTGCTAAACCATTTTTAATGTTTGATATGTGGAAATTATCTACCTCTTGATCTAAGTCTATTACTTTAGAACCACCTACATAATCAGGTAATGGATAATATCCTTGTCCTGGTCTGTAAGGTGAATGGTATAATAATTGTTTTGGTTCCTCATTTCTACACTCTAAATTAAATGGAGGTAAATGAGGTAATTTTTTATCCATGTCATTAATTGTAAAATCAAATGATGGTCTCCATTCATTTGAAATATAATAACCTGGTATTTTATTGCGATCGCATTTCTCCATAGCTCTCACGTGTGAGAAATCTACGTGATATATCTCTGCAATTTTGCTTCTATCTCTAGAGTAAATAATTTCTAAAGCATAGCCTCCGAAGAGTTTGTAATCTAAAGCTACTTTGTTGTAGATATCATTCCATGATTCCCCATCTCTGTTAGCAACTTTTAAGATGTCTTCATTGTCTGTAACTAAACCATCTCCGGTTATAGCTTGTACAATTGAATTTATACACGAAGCGTGTATTGATGATTGATTGTATAATGAAATTAAATATTCTGGGTACTGATTATCAGCTCCAAATTTCATATACTTTGGCTTGTCCATTTCTCCGTGACGATAAGGATTACTTTCTCTGTCAAATCCACTTTTAGCGAATTCTTCCTTACGTTTAATAGCCGAAAAGTTAAATTTTTTATTTTCCATTAGTATTGATATGTGTTAAAGGTACCGTTTTCATTTCCTGATACATAATCTGTTATAGCTGGGTCATTCGAACCTGAAACCCATACTCTTTCTGTATCAATGAAACCACCATCATATTTTCTATTTAGATATTTTTGGAACGTTGCCCATTTATAATCTAAAACTGCAATTGGTTCATTATTATCAGCCCATTTTAGTGCTGTAATGTTCCATATTGCATTAGTAAATTCACTTACATATGGTGATATGTCTGCGAACCATTGCCCACTTGCTGTAGGCGCTTGATTTCTATTAGTTTGTACTAATAACCAACCGTCTCCACCTTGCGTTTTATTAGATATGATGCTACCTGATAATTCCCATAATGATTGATCATAACTACTAGTTAATGAAAATAATGCTTCAGATGAACTAACTTGGTAGTTTACCCAAAGTGCACTTGTATCTGTTCCACTGCTGCTGTAATTTAGTCTAATCATCGTCTAAGAATAAATATGTTTATTGTATAAAATAGATATTAAAAAAAAGGGGGTCATTTATAGACCCCCCAATTTTTAAGAATATATTTAAGATCCTACAGTTATACCCGAAAGTACACCTGACAAATTACTACCACTTACTTCACTTGCTGGAAACGGCTCGTCTCCTGTGAAGGTTAGTAAATATTGATTTGCGTCTCCAAAAGCTGTCCCCGTTTGTCCAGTTCCTCCTGATAATGTCATACCGTTTTCTTGGCCTAAATAGAAAAATTGTCCTATTCCACCGTCTTCGGTTCCGTTATTAGTTTGAACTATAATCTTTAAGTCTGGGTTCTGTGCAAGAACTTTAACCTGATTACGAGTTGACGACTGTAGTTTTTGGAATGGAGCGTTTACTACTTGTTCGTAATAAACAGTACCATTTTCAATACTACTGTTAATAGTTTCTGTAAAGTCACCTGTGTTTTTAGCAAGTTCGAATAAAAAGAACGTACCTGATCCACTGATAGCTGTTAATAAACCATTATTTGCGCCTGTTACTGAACTAACTGAACCACTTAATATATAAATTTGACGAAGTCCACCCATGTTATCTCTACAACCTAGTTGAAATCCTGATGTTATATCACATGCCATAATTTTAAGTTTTTGTTAGTTAATAATCGGTTAATGCTCTTAGTTTACGTCGTTAGATACCCAGT